ACTATAAATTTACCGTAAGGTCAAACTTTTTTAACCAATTATGAATGTATAACCAAATCCACCCGAGACCAACATTTCTAATTCTTTAGTTAGTCGCTCTAGATCAGCAGTGGCTTCTGATTTCATGGCAGCTCCATTGAGACTGGACCCACCGCCTGGTCCTGCTATCTGCGCAAACTTTTCACGTGCCTGGCCCAGCATCATTTTGCAGTTAGCCAAGGTATAGTCCTTGATCCATTGGCCTGAATAGGTGTCTTCGATTATGGCAAAATCAGGTTTGGTATTGTATACCTGTATCATGACTTCTTCAAAACCACGAGGACGTTGTAGTATGGTCAGCTTGCGACTCTGTGGATGCCAATTGAAACCAATAAAGGATCCAAACATCTTACCTACTAGTTCTTGATATTGGCTGAACAATTCATAGGTCAACAGCCCGCCCATGTTGGTTGATGATAACAAATAGGTGTTGGTATAGGCCATGTTGAATGGCTCAAATACTGTGCCGCCTGAGCCGTTGCCACTTCTTGAACCAATGCTTCTGCGGAAGATTTGTCGTACCTGCTGTACTTCTTTGGGCAAGATATAGTCGTTGGTGTCTTTTTCAAGAGTCAAAAACATATAGCTTTCTTCCACGGCATTGTCTGAACGTTGGCGGAAAACGCCTAGACTGCGGTTCAATGCAGTTTCGTAGTGTATAGGGTCTAGTTCTACGTCTATCATGCCTTCGCCCAGCATGGTTCTACAGTAGTCAAAAACACTCTGTTTGGATTGATCAATTTGGCTCATACTGTTATTTATAAATATATGACTATGCCAAGACTCTCACTATATCGGCCCGAAAAAGGCAACGACTATAAATTTATAGATAAAACTGCCTGGGAAATGTTCCAAGTGGGCGGCACCGACGTGCTGGTTCACAAGTACATTGGCCCTGGAAGCAGTACAGAAGCCACTCCTACCACACCCAATTATGTGGGTAACAGTGTTAGCAACATACAGGATCTGCTATTTTTAGAAAATAGAGATCGTAAATACGACACTGACATTTACCAATTGCGAGGGGTATATAGTCTGCAGGACATAGATTTCAACCTCAGCCAATTTGGTTTATTCCTACAAAATGACACAATTTTTATCACATTTCATATCAATGACACAGTGGAAAAACTAGGTAGAAAAATAATATCTGGCGATGTTATAGAACTTCCGCATCTCAAAGATGAATATGCACTCAATGATTTTCAATTTGCCCTGAAGCGTTTTTTTGTGGTAGAAGAAGTCAGCAGAGCTGCTGAAGGATTTTCAGTAACGTGGTACCCGCATCTATATCGTGCAAAATGCAAACCTCTAGTAGACAGCCAGGAATTCAAAGAAATTCTAGACGGAGCAGCTGGAGAAGGCAGCGATCAATCACTGCGTGATATCATGAGCACCTATGAAAAGGAAATGCAAATCACTCAGGCAGTGTTGAATCAAGCAGAAAGTGATGCGCCCAAGAGTGGCTACGATACCACTCGCCATTACATGATTCAGAAAGATGCCAATGGCAGAGTAGAATTAGTTGATGCATCATTGACCACGTCATTGGCCAGTTTCCAAACACAGGCCACCGATGCTGAAGGCAATCTATTGTTTGACCAAAACAACGATCCAATATATGTTGGCAACACAGCCAGTACCATATACCAAAGTCCGGAATATAATGGACCTATGATCGGTGACGGAGATGGTATACCTCCTAACGGCGCACCATTTTCAGCTGGCATTAGTTTTCCTCTGCAGCCAAGTATCGGTCAATTTTGTCTACGCAATGATTTTTTACCTAAACGTCTGTTTCGATACAACGGCTCACGCTGGGTAAAAGTAGAAGATGTCACTAGAATGACCATGAGCAACATGGGTGCCGAAGATGTGGCAGCAGGTGGATCTCCTAATGATGTGTTCCTTGACAAGGATATACGACTCACACACAAAACCACTTTTATCAATAACAATGCAGAGTCTGTGTTGAATGGTAAAACAATCAAACAAAAACAAAGCCTCAGCAAGGCTCTTAGACCCAAGGCGGATGAGTAATGGACTATTTTTACGACGGTCAGGTAAGACGATATGTCACACAATTTATGCGAATCTTTATTGGATTTAAATACAAAACTGGTGATGACACTCTGCGCCATGTTCCTGTGATGTATGGCGATCTTACTAGACAAGTGGCCAGTATAATCAAAGACAACAGTGAAAACAAGATGGGTACAGTGCCAAAAATTGCCTGTTATATTTCAGGACTTGAGCTGGACACTTCTAGACTGGCCGATGCCAGTTTTGTCAGCAAGCTCAACATCAGTGAACGTGCCTATGACAATGCCGACGGTGAAATCAACTATAAAAATTATCAAGGAGCAGGATACACAGTGGAAAGACTGATGCCTACTCCTTTCAAGCTGTCAATGAAAGCTGATATATGGACTTCAAACACTGATCAAAAACTACAACTAATGGAACAGATTTTGGTTCTGTTCAATCCCAGCCTAGAAATACAAACCACAGACAACTACATTGACTGGACCAGTCTAAGTGTGATTGATCTCTCTATGCTAACTTTCAGTTCAAGAACAATACCACAAGGCAATGAATCGGAAATAGACATCTGTTCAATGGAATTTAAAATGCCCATATACATTTCTCCGCCAGCGAAAGTGAAAAAACTTGGTGTGGTTAGAAATATTATTGCAAATGTGTTTGGTGAAACTGGAGAAATACTGGGACTTGATGATTTGATCTATGGCGGAAGCAACGGTATCATAGCTGATAGAAATGTAAATGGCAATTTTAGAGTGCTGTTGTTGAAAAGCAACAACAATCAAGCCAATGACTACGATGTCTCCATAGTGGCTCCCAATGAAGTCTTGCTGGCCAACGGACTTGAACCGCCAACTAAAACTGGTGACCCTATCAATTGGAATACCATTATTGAGCTGTATGGTGGCTATATCAATGGCATCAGCAAAATATTTTTCTTACAAGCAGATGGCAATGAACTAGGCGGCACGTTCGTGGTCAATGAAATCGACCCCACTCAACTGTTGGTCAATCTAGAGGACAAGCCTTCCAACACTGTGATAACAAGTTCGGTGTACCCTAGTGGTAGATCAACCATAGACGCCATAGTGGATCCCTACAAGTTTAATCCCAAGCGCCCCAACAAAGAAACTGCGGACCAACCGTTGGTAGCAGGCACAAGATATCTGGTATTGGATGACGTCAACAACAGTTCAAACGTGGGCACACAGGTGGATACTCCTCCATTCAATCCCACATTTAACTACGACGGTCCAGATGGTTGGAAAAATCTCAACGGTAGCGATCCTGTAATCATAGCTAATTCTATCATTGAATGGAGTGGCACAGCTTGGATCAACCTCATGCCAGAATGGGTGGTATCTACTCCTAGTCCTTCTACTGCGGCGCTTGTAGTCTATACTGTGAATCAGATTGTGATCTACGATGGGGTGGCCTACAAGGCCAATGTCAATATCACTCAGATTGAAAACACAGATATTCCAGAAAGCAATGATAAATTTGACAGGATCAGTCTACTGTTCCAAAATTTAAAAACTGGAGTACAGTATCGTTGGGGCAGTGATGGTCAATGGATGAAAAGTTTTGAAGGAGAGTATGCATCAGGATACTGGAGGTTTGATCTAGATCCTGTATAAGTACAAGATGCAACAACGTGCCGGACTGCTTTTTCTTGCTAGAACCACTAGCAGAATCTTATTGATCCTTGAAGATCAAAAATGGACTGTGCCCACATTTCCTAGAAATTCAACACTGTTGGAAGATGCTGAACAGTTGATGTCTAAATACGCTGTTGGTAGGATACTGCCCATTGAACTGTATCTTTCTGAAGATCGAGGATTTGAATACGGTACATATGTGTGCCTCACTGATCTAGAATTTTTAACGGATGCCAGTGACACAATCTGTTGGGCAAATGTTGATTGTCTCCCTAAAAATCTGCATGGTGGGTTAAAGACCACATTGAACAATCAGCTGATTAGAGCAAAAATTGACACTATACTGGTACTAGAAAATGATTCCAAAAATACAAAATAGCACAGCTTACCTAGCAGACTGCGAACGCTACATTGCTCAAATAGGTGCTGTTACTGAACCCGTGTTGAAAGATCAGTTGATCAAACTGTTTATTCAATTCAAAGAGCATGTGGCCTATATAGACAGAGACCACGAAAACATGTTGATCACCGGTCGAGTTGGCACAGCAGTTTCAGACCATCGAGACACTGTGAAGTCACTCAAACAGTCTCTTAATCGAAAACTTGCTGCACATCAACGCAGCACTGCTGCTTAGGCCTGTGCTTCACCCCATCTGAGAATCACGCTGGTCTGAGCTGCGGTGCCAGAAACTTTAAAAATATTCACTGCCAACACGTCTGGACCGTTGGGGAAAGCTCCTCGACCTCCAATTGCAGTAGTAGTGAGTTCTTTCAATTCTCCTAAATCTAATTCATTTGTGTTGCCTAGATTAGAGATAAAAGAAAATACCTGTTCTCCCGGCAGTGCAAATTGCACATCACCGAACTGAAAGGTGATGCTAACACCTGTTCCTATAGTGGTGTTGGCATTTTGTGTGAATGTCACTCGTCGAACTGTAGTAGCTCCCAAACGTCTAGTGACCACTGCTGACACTGAAGAGCCTGCTGGAAATTGTGTAGTGGTAGAGTCTACCCTAGTTCCCACTGCTGCTCCCGAACTGTTCCAACTGGCATTGGTAAAAAACAAATAGTTGGTGTTGGCATAGGTGGCAGCAGTTTGTGGCACTGTGACACCCACTGTGATGGCTGAGTTGACGGGACTGTTTTGACTGGCATTGGCATTCATGGTGATGGTGCTGTATGACGTGCCGCTGATACTGAGATTGGCACGTTGCAGGTTAACAATTCGTCTGTTGCTTACCATGTACGTTGCCTGAGTCAATGTGTCACCAATCTGTAAGAAGCTGGTATCATACAATGCAGTGGTGATAATAAATGTGTTTCTATCAATTCTAAAACTATTGATAAATGTGCCGGCTAGTCCCGAACTTAGTGCAGGTGTGGCAATGTTCAATGTGACCACACCGCTGGTCTGAGCTGCGGCTGTGGTCAACGGTACACCGCCCCAATTTATTGATCCACCCAACGCAATTTGTGTAAAGCTGGGCTGGCCGCCTGCTCCCGAACTACTAAGACCAGTCCAAATAATGTCACTGGGGTTGGCTGGGTAATTCCTTGGATTCAGCACACCTTCAATAATGAGATTGCCTGTGCCGGTGTCACTGGCCACTGCCAAACTTTTCAACAGCAGTTGAGCTCTGTTCAACAGGTCTCTTTCTCCCAAATCTCCAATCAACGCATTGCTCACGCTGGGAGCCAGTCTAATCATGAACGCAGTCTGTTTGGTTGTGGTCACACTGACTGCGTTAGCTGCATAACTGAAAATGTAACCTCGATCTTCGTCAAATAATCCATCAGTCAACAGTGCAGAACCCCAATGGCTGATCACAGGAGTAAGAATACAACTGATCAAAATCACTCCAGTGCCTGCTGTGTGTGCAGCAGCAGGGCCGCCGGTGAATGATCTATTCAATCCTGCAACAAAATTGTTCAAACTCACTGCTCTAGTACAACCAGTCAAGGTATCACCGGACTTGTTTGAGTACGAAATCATTTCATTGTCAATGTACACTGTGCCAGCAGTTGGAAATTTAGCTGCATTGATTAACACAATGCTGGAGCTGCTGTTGGAAATTGTGTTTTTCAACTTGCCTTTGGCTGAAACGTTTTCCACTTCGTAGCGCACTGGCAAGTTGGCAGTGCGCATATAAGCTTCAGTATTGACGTTTGAGTTTCGTATTCTGTGTAAGAAAATAAACTTACCATCTGCTCCACGTATCATGTATTCAATAAAACCAGCTGCGTACCAAGAATATTGCATGCCGATCATCTGCATTCTAGTTGGTTCAAACACATAGCCAGAAGGGCCAGTGCCGTCGGCCTTGTCCATGTTCCATTGACTTTGAGGAATCACCAATTCAGTGGTCAAACACATTTTGACCCCATTTACTGTGTTGGCTCCACGCCAGTCAGGACTCATAGTGAGACTGGTGTTGGAATCGATGCTGGTCACAGTGTGTGTCATACCGCGTAGTACAATTTTGTCGCCTGCGGTGATTTGTTCTAAAAATCTTGTGCCGATGCCTATTACCACATTGCTTTCAACACTGCAAGTTACTGTGCCTGTCAGCTGTTGTGTACTGCTTCTACGAACCAACGCCATTTCTATGCCGTCATATTGATAAAAAATTCCGTTTTGATCATCGAACGCACCCACTTTCACTGTGGCGCCATGCCAATTTTTGCACAACATTCTGGCATCTGATCCCAATTCAGCACTGAGCGTTGATAAAGGTACCGCAGTTCTTACAGTGAAAGCTCTGGCTGACAGCACAGATTCCACTGTAAAGGTACCATTGTATTCAAATGACACTACACCTATAATTTCAATCTGAGCTCCGGCCTGTGCGCCGTGATCAGTGTCATCTGTGGTAATGGTTATAATACTGTTGATAGTGCCAGAGGCAGCAGTGAGACTGGCAAGATTGTAGCTGGGTGCAAACAATGCACCTGTGGTATACATCATGCCTTTGCCTGACTGATAACGAATGTATTTTTTACTTTGTCTAATGGCCTGTGAAGCATGCTGAGGTCCACCGGTGCCCAATTGAACTCCACCATCAAAAGGTCTATGAGTGAAAAATGTGTCAGGCCTTGCATACACCACACCAGTGATAGCACTGGCAGTGTTGATTGCACCTGCTGATCGTGCCGGATATTGCAGGCGTGTGGCAGTGGGTACTGCTGTCACAACAAATGGACCCGATGCCAATTGATGATTGGCTGAAGTCAGCACTATATACTGTGCTGCACTGGTGCCCACAGCTACAAATTTATCAGTTGTACTGTTGTAGGCAGAAAACGCTATCCCTTCGTACTGCGCTGTACTAGCACCCGAACGTTCAGTAAAGGATCCAGTGTCTCCAGTGAACGATGTGAGAATAAAACCACCCGAGTTGGCCACAATAACAAATGTGTCGTCACCAAACACAAGATCATTCCATGTGCCTGAGGCAGGTAATGTCACCGCACTCCAAGCAACGCCGTTAGTGCTGACTGCGGCCACCGCAGTGTTGTTGGCCACTGTGAGGAATCTGCTGTTGCCAAAGGTCACAGCGTTCCAAGTGGTGCTGGTAGGCAATGTGGACGCTGTCCAGTTACTGCCTAGGTCTACAGAATATGCAGCTGCGGTTGATCCTGTGGCCACTGCCATGATATATGAGGAAGTGCCAACAGACCCTCCCACTACGTCAATCCAATTGCTGGAAGTAGGCAGTACACTGGCTGTCCATGTGATACCACCGTCTGTAGAATATGCACCTGCAGTTGATCCGCTTCGCACTGCCACAAACACGCCTTCAAAATAACACACAGACGTCCATGTGCCGCTACTAGGCAAATTGCTGGCCGCAGTCCAGGTGGTACCGTTATTGGTGCTGCGAGATGATTGACTACCGCCTGTGGCCACAGCTACCCAAAACACAGTGCCACCTACTAATCCGGCAGCAATACTGGACCAGGTAGTGCTAGCACCCAGCGTGCCACCTGCGGTCCACGAAGTGCCGTTGAAAGACACTGCTGATTCTGTACTGCCGCTTTTGACTGCAATGAATGTGCCATCGTAGCCTACCACGTCCACCCATGTGCCGCTGCTGGGCAAACTGCTCAATGTGGCAGCAAGTTCTGGTGCCGGTGTTGAAGTGATATTGGCCAGTATGGTGGCTCCAGGAACCAGTCCGTGCTTGCTGGCAAAATCTACCTGCACAGTAGCAATAGCTCCCACGCTCAGCGATGTGGCTGTGGGCAGCACTCCAGTCAATACTTCACTCAGTGTCAAGGATGGATATATGTCAAAACTGTCGCCACCGAATGGTGTGCCCTGTCCTGACACAGCAAATATTGCACCTGATGTGACATTGGTAACAGTCAACTCTGCATCGTTTAATGGGCTGGTACCACCCAATGCTGTACCCAACACTGTGATTCTGTTGCCCTGTTTGTAACCACTGCCGCCATTGGTAATTAATGCTGTGTAGTTGGATGAAATGCTTTCTACTGTGAATACCGCTGCTGTGCCAAGATTAGCCACGTTGTTGGTTGTAGGAGTGGTGTATGTTGCATCACCGTTATCTCCAATAGCTGTGCCCACAACTTCAAAGTCTACCACAGCACCTGCGGTAACACCGTTAACTTGTAGCACAATGTCATTGGCTGGGGTGGCACCACCAAATGATGTGCCAGCCCAGGTTATAGTATCACCTGGGACAAAATCGGTGCCTCCATTGGCCAGGCCAATGGTATATGCGCCACTGCCGCCTTCGCGTATCACTGTGACTGTGGCACCAGCGCCTAGAGTGCTGGTGGTTGAGGTCGACGACACTGCTGTATATGTGGCTCCGCCAGTGATTGCTGTGCCTGTAAAGGTAAACCCTGCAATAGCACCGCCACTGTCAATTGCGCCCACAGTGATCACAATGTCGTTGGCTGGAATAGCACCACCCAATTGATTGCCCTCAATCAATATTTGATCGCCCTGTGCATAGTTGATACCGTTGGAAGAACTGTCTTGACTATCTGTTACAGTATACACACCGTTGCTGCGACTCACATCAAATGTGGCTCCTGATCCTGTAGCAGCTACCACTGTGCCAGTGACTCCTGCATAACTGGCATCAGCACCTTGTTTGGTCAATCCACACTGTGCTGACAAATTGGCTATGCCGCTAGCAATGCTGTTGATGTAGATGGCAGATCCACTGCCATTGTCAAATGCCATGCCAGCTACCACTCCAGTGTAGCTGACCAACTGTATAGCAGTGTCAGTGGGTGTAATATTGACTTTGGCATTGGCAGTGATTACAGCAGCCCCACTCAATGCTGACACAGAAGTGCCAGCAGGTATAAATGCACTACCAGTGATCGGTGATCCCACTGTGGGTGCAGTGCCTATATAGGCAATTCTTGATTGTGTGGCAGCTGAACTGAAAATTGACGCAATAAGGCTGGCTGATCCGTTGCTGCTGACAGAATAAGTGGGACTGCCAATTTGCGCACCAGTAAAAAAGTTTGCCTGTCTTATCTGTACAAAAGATGTGAACAAACTTTCATTGCTGGTTACACCCACTTTGGCTGAAGCATAATAGTTAAACGTGGCTGCGTTGATCACAGCATTGACGAAAAAAGTACCTTCAGCTCTGCTGAATCCGTTGACACTGCCGTTAAGGCCTTTTACGGTGATAGGTGTGCCTACACTGAATCCATGTGATCCGTTGGATGACACTGTGATTAAACTTGATCCAAAAAATCCAGTAGTAGCTGAGATGTCAGTGGTGATGGCATTAACCGACATGTCGGTGGCCGGCACTTCGTAAAAACTAGGATAACTTCTCAGCAGACCCAATGCTTGCCATTTGGTTGGTTGAAGACCATATTCAAAGTCAGCATCCAACATGGCCTGTGGTGCAGCCACACGCATACGTTCAATGGCGTCTGTGCCAAAGTCCCAGGGTCTAATCTGCGTGTTGGCTTCTTCAACAAATATCTGCAGATCAGTTGTGACTGTGAGTGCAGCCGTGTTTGTAGACATATTAATTGTGGTAATAGTGTCTGTGGTTTGCCACCATGAAGGCAAGTCCAAATCACTCAGTAGTTCTCCGTCGCCACTGCTGCGGCCCTGTTTGTATTCAAATGCAATGGTATTGGCCGGGTCAGCAAAATTGTATAAAATTTCACCAGTGTTGGTGTTGGTAATCAACAACATTTCACTAGGCAAGTAATTACCGTTGAGTCGTAGACTGCTGACTCCTGGTACTTTGGCTGGCATGGCTGTGGGACCGTTTGTAATCACATTGCCAAGTATGGCGAATTCGCTGGTGATCCGTGTAGCTGCGCCTTGCTCGCCACTGGCTAGGTTGGTAAACTGTGACACTGTGGTTTGACCATAGTCAGGAGTCACTGGATTGTTGTTGAAAATAAAATTGTTTAATATATCTCGGATATATTGTTGACCAGTTATCTCCGGAGTAACGTCCCCTCGAATCATGGGATTACCATTGATGTGAAAATAATCAGCCACCTGTCTAATTTTCACATTGCCGCCGTATCTCAAATCATGTGCAATAGCGTCAATAAAATAGCCCACATCGCGCACACATTTAGAAGGAGCATATACATAGCCCACATAGGGTGCGATGCCATTGGTCACATTGTAATTGATAAAGGCCACTACCTGTGCTTGAATAAATGCTTTGTTGCCAACCAACAAAGCATGTGCTTGCGGGAAAGCGTTGGTGTCTTTGCTTACTCCGGGTTCAAACACATAATTAAATAGTTTCTTTTTTGCCATTGTAGTTTGTCCTTATGCCCCAAATGCTATTGAAAATGCAGTGACTCGTGAATCAACGTAGTCCTTGCGTGTGAGATGTGCAGCCACCGTGGGCTGGTCAGTTGACGCTGCGGTGATAAATGCTGCGTCAGCAGGTGTGTTAGCACCTATTTCCATGTTGTCTAAATTTCCGGTGGAGCTGCTGCTGATGACCACTGATCCATTGTCAATGGTGATAAAGTTTGTGGAAGCTATACCAATGAGTACATCGCCGTCCACTTCCAATCTTTCAAGTACTCCGAGATTGCGTAGATTGCTGTTGGTAATGATGGGTGACAGAGAAATCACAGAATCATCATTTTCTATTATATTGAACGAAAAATTTGCTCCACCAAACTGTACATTTTCCGCAATCAGTATGCCGTTGACTGTGGCGTTGCCTTCAATAGTGATGTTGTTGTCCAGCAGCACATTGCCCTGGATGTCTACAACAAATCCTGGACTTGCAAAACCCGTGTCTGATTTAAATGGAGTAAATTCTACTGGCATAGTGTCCTCTTACAGTTCATTTATGGTATGATAATAGGTCACACTGAATATGAGCTTTTTAGCCCCTGCACTCATTGGGGATGCTGTCAATGACAACCTAGAATTGTCTACTGAAGCACTCAACGAAATCATGTCTTGCTGCAATGAAGTTCGACCGTACACAGTGACCGCAGCCTCTGATGGTCCAGCTACCACTAGGCATTTAACAATTTCTTTATTGATGTTGCCGCCGTCAACACAGATGGTGTATTCTGCAGCCATAAAATCGCCCACATAGAATTCATCTATCACCGTGTTGGGCAACACAGCCGCCCAAGGGCCCTTGTAGCTGAGGTTAACGCCGTTGTTGAATCTCAGCGTGCCGTTCAGTCCTGGTAGAAAATACGTTGAAAAATCCATGGTGCTCCGTTTGTTTTACTGTGTATTTAGCACAATCGTTATCGGTCCATGATCAACGATTGTGTTTTTTAGTTGCTAATTTTTAGCAGTTTTCCATACTCAGGCAAATAGAGATATTCAATTTTGCTTTTGGCCAATGTTTCCACAGCATCAAACAAGGTTTCAACCAACGGATCGCCTCCTAGATTGAAACTGGTGTTAAAAATTATTGGGCAACCTGTAGCATTATAGAACTCATTGATAAGACTGTAATAATGCTGATTCTGCTTGGCAGTCACTGTTTGAATACGGCAGGTTCCATCAATGTGTATGATGCTAGGAATTTTTTCTTCAATGCCTGGTTGACAATTTACTGCATACATCATGTGAGGTGTGTCTTTCATTCCACGCAAATCAAACCATTCATGCACATGCTCCTGCAAGATACTGCCTGCAAATGGACGGAAATACTCACGGTTTTTCACACTGTTGACAAAATCTTTGCCGTCAGCAACTCTTGGATCAAACAAAATGCTTCTATTGCCCAGTGCTCTAGGACCGTTTTCTGAACGTCCTTGAAAGAATGCAACAATATGTTTGTTGGTTAGCAAGTCCACGATGTCTTTATCAGTGGCATCTATGATTTCGGCGCCATGTGATTGTTCAAAGGCTGCAATATCTAATTCTGTGTAGTTGTATTTAAACCCTAAATATAAACCATCTTTTGAATAATCTATATTAGATTGCGGTTCTATACCTTTGTAAAACATCAATGCTGCACCAATGGCTGTGCCAGCATCATTTGAAATAGGTTCTACATAAATTTCAATTCCATCATCTTTTAAATGTTGGAGATACCAGTAATTTGCTACGCAGTTTAATCCGTACCCACCGCTGATAACTACTTTCTTTTGACCAGTCATTTCTACAGCTTTTCGAATTAATCGCAACACCTGTGCTTGAGTCTGTGTTTGACAAGCATATGCTAGATCTCTACGATTGTCCAAATAGGTAACGTCCTTGCTATCTCCCCAAGCCATCTGCGTAGCATCGTTACTAAGATACGAAAATAATTCAGCGTTTATTACCGCACCGTTTGGATATGTCGGTACAGTGAGGTTTCTATTGGCCAATGGCGCTATTCCTGCGTCATCGAATAATCTAGGAATGTTTGAATTTTCTTTTCCGTATGGAAATAGTCCCATAGTTTTTCCTGCTTCGATTCCAGACCATCCACAGTACTGAGTTACAGCTTCGTATACTTTGGTAATTCCTGCACGATCTGTAATCAGTGCTTCGTGTGTTTGTCCAGGTTCGTCGTAAATCTCGCTGTCAAAATTCTTAACTAGTGCCCCGGCATTTGGGCCTCTAAGGCCAATATGTTTATAGACTGTTTGAAAACTTGAAGGATATTTACAGTCATAAATGCTTTCAGTTTCCCAACCAACAAGTTGATCGCCGTTGATATTTAGAGGTATAAAAGTACCAGCACCGTCTACAATTAATGCCACTGCTTGATCAAATCCTGATCTATAAAATGCACAGGCTGCATGTAATTTATGATGTACGTGACTGAGATCAATTACCTGTGGATGTTTGTAGGGATTTTCTTTTCTATTGATTAATCCTAATTTTCTTGCTAGTCCAGTATAGATATCATCGCCACTGAAATCAACTCTACCGGCAGTTTCCTGTAGGCTCTGAGTGTGTGCTATCACAAGATAATCAATTTTATCAGTATAGTCTAGTATCTTAAGCATTGCAGCATAAGGGCCACCATCATATTTGTTACGACTCAATCTTTCTTCTTCAATTGAAAATATAATTTCACCGTTTTTTAGTAGACAAACACTACTGTTGTGTCCTCGAGCAAGTGCTGCAATCCAAATATCTTTTTTCATTATGTTCCTTTAAAATCCATTAGCCCAAGTGGGCCAGACCATATGATTTACTGAGCTGGGCCAGTCTATTCTTTTGGCCAATGTGAGTTCGAATGCTATCTTATCAAAAGTCATTCTTTTTTGTAAGTCGTGTATATTATCTGCAAATTCTTTGACAGCAGTTAGTGTAGCGTCTGTTAATTCTAGCTTGTCTTTTAGTTCTTGTTCTATCCATATAACGCTTTGATGTGGTGAAGGATGTATATCAAAAAACTTTCCCCCTGGCATATTAGTATCGTCAAATTCAAAAGTCAAATCTAGATGCTGCTTTGCCACAAGTTCTAACGGGGTAAGCCAGTGGGTAGTATGGTCATTCCATATTTTTTCTTCATATATTTTTAAATTGGTGGCAAGTTTATCCCATGTAAACCCAGTATTAGTTTTAGGATTATTATAGATACGTTTTTCGCCGGCACCTGGAGAATCTCTAAAATCGTCCCCCATGTCTCGTATATCTCCTATACTGGTCATGTACCATTCGCACCCTATAGATTTTAAAAATCCCTGAGTTAGGCCTATGTTGTTTAGAGTATGCATGAGATATGCTGGCTCATAGAAAAATGTATCAACCCATTTTTGATCGTAAATGGGTTGATTTAGATAATTAAAAATGCTACCAGCTGTTTTCCAATTACTGCGCCTTTCGGGTAAACTATGCTCATGAAACCAATCATTGCGTAGGTGACTGCTCCACTGTATAATAATTAAGTCATCTTTGGTAAATGTATGTCGCTGGTGTGCTTCTATTACTCGTTCGGCAATGGCTCTATTTCCTAGCCCGGCCAATCCCCAATTATAAAATTCGTCATAGTCAATAGACAACAAATTAGCCCAAGAAGGCCAAGAATAGCTGGTATAGCTACAACCAAATGTAAACAACCGTTTCATATTAAAATCCCATTATCCATGTCGGCCACTTCATTTTTTCATATTTCTTTTCAAAAAAATCATTAGAAAATAATTTTTCTGTAAACTGCATTTTGCTAAATTTAAATTTATCAAAGTGATCGTCAACTCGATCAGCTATGCTGAAGGCCAACGCCATAGTCTCTTTTGATAAACTTAAACGGTCGGTCAGTTGACTTTCAATCCATAGAGCATGTTGCCTTGGCGTGGGATGAAAATCATCTGTGAATTGTTTAGTGCCGCCGCGGGCATCGTCTATGTACTTGTAGGTATGTTCTTTATGTAGCTGTGCATGGGTCTCCATGGGCATGAGCCAGTGATTTTGATTATCTTCCCAAATTGGTTTGTTATATATAGCCAGCTCTGGAATTTTTTCCCATGCCAACATATCAACGTTGACATCACCGGGCGTGGGAATGTGCCCCAGTTCGCCATAATCTGCATGGTTCCTTAAATCGGCACCTAGGTTCCTTATATCACCCATACTGGACATATACCATTCGCAACCTATAGATTTTAACAAACCCTGAGTTAATGAAATGTGATTTAAGGTATGCATGAAATAGGCAGGTTCATAAAAGAACATCTCTACCCATTTGTCATCATAGATTTTTTCGTTGATATAGTTGAATATACTACCGCTGGTTTTCCATTGATAGGGTCTGTCTGAGCAACTGTACTTATGCCACCAATCATTGCGCAAGTGACTACTCCATTGCACAATAACTAGATCATCTTTGGTAAACTGATGTTTGATATTGGCTTCAGCAACACGCTCGGCAATGGCTCTATTACCTAGCCCTGCAAGACCCCAATTGTAAAATTCGTCGTAGTTAGTTGATAACAAATTGGCCCAGGTGGGCCATGCATAGTTAGTATAACTACAACCAAAAGCAAAGAATCTTTTCATTTATTAGCAGGCTGGGCAAGTAGGAGCAGATGTTACTGCGATTTCATCTGTTGTAGATTGAAGCAGAGGAAATTTTTCTATTCCTTTTATCACAGACTCTACAATAGTGCTTTCAATCTTGTCATTCATTTTCATAATACCGTCGTTGCCTCGATCTGCAACATCGTCCATGGTAATCCTAATTGGACTATATTGTCGCACTTCACCACCCATATCTAAAATGTCTAATTTATCGTAGTCCATGTAAGTGACATTAATCGGGAAAGTTGAACCAAGCACCACAGACAATGGTTTGTTTAACGCCACCGCTAAATGCTGCCCTACTGAGTCACAACCCAAGAAATAATCTGCTTGCCCAATGATGCCTGCCCACTGTCTCAACGATACATTTTGTGGCATCGCTACTGGATCTTTACAACCATGTTTCTGAAAGTCTATTCCTAGTTCACTCATTACAATGACTGCAATATCAGCTTTCTGCAATTTTTTCACAATCTCAATTACGTGTACACCTTCAAAGCTTCTTCCGCTAGGGTCATAAATGATATTATTGTCGGCTTTAACACCGCGGCCAAATGGCTGCACCACAACTACTTTTTTCTTACCTGTTTTTTCTTTGACTTCTTTGACAATATTAAATCCCATTATAGATTCGTCGTTGGATAATTTTAAAAATGGCTGTTGAAGTTCTCTGATGCCTTTGCCATTTATGGCAATGTCATAGGCTTGTGCAATAGAGCACTTTTGATTGAAATATTCCCAAACTCGGTAGGGCTCAGGTGTAAGTAACTCACAATTAACCAACTTGTCTTCAAACAGATTCTTGTGCCAATGATCATAGCATCTTGAATGCAGTATTGGATGGCCTCTGTAGAAATCTGTTCCGCCTTCGCAGACAACTATAAAATTTTTGTCAACTTCTTCAGCATATTTTTCTAAGGCAGGTATTGAACAGAGTACACGGCCGGCGCCTCCGTTAATAAAAATGCTTTGGTTCTTTCTGTCATGTGTAATCCCTAATTGTGTTTGATACTATATAATTTAGCATCTTTTCAAGAAGAGAGCAATATTTCTGAACTCAAAAAAAAAGGAGCAATGCTCCTTTTTTTTAATCAGTGCCGTCGGGCGCTGTTATTGGTTGTACTTTCCACGGATCTATTGGCGGAGTGCCGCCTGGAGCGGCACCATACGTCTGTGGAATATCTCTCAGCTTTTGACGATGTTCTTCCCACCGTGCTTTGACAGCAGCAGGCATGTCATCAAGAACTTTGGTATCAGATAATTTCAAATTTCTGTTGCGCCATTCGCGCAGATCTGCCCATGATACGTGTGGCTTTTTCCACGGATATGGTGTGTTAAATGTACCTGTAATAGGATTGTACACAATTTCAGTCATTTCGTAGGTATGATCCGGTGGCGGAACCAGCGGTCTCATATATTTTGATCCGTCTGGCAGTGTTTCTTCGTATTGATCTAGTAGATTATAATCTCTAACTTCGTCGGCGCCTACCAAACAGGGCAATAAAGGATTAACGTTGCAGTCAATTTGCACTTTTATCTGATCAATAGGCGTTGGATAAGTGGCTCCGTCTTCGTCGGGAGTTTTAAAGCTGCCTGTTAGTTTATTGGTTTCCTTGTCCACAAACACCCAAATCACCGCAGGGCCGTCATAGGTCCATACGCCCAACTTGTTGAGAGTTCTAGTTTGATGTAGATAATCGTCTGGTGCTTCGTAGGTAAATGTTTTTTGAATTTTTGACATTTTTTTATCCGTAAGTTACTGAAACAAGTCCGCCGCCACCATGACCACCGCACCAGCAGTTGCCACCAGTGGTATGCACACTCATACCACCACCGCCTGGAAAATATGACTTGGTAAACCAGTTGGTGCATGAGCCATTTGGGCTACCGTTGATACAACCGCCTGGGCCAAACATAGGTCCAGATGCTGTGGCCGCGGCCAGCATGGCATGCTGTTGGAATGCCTGTTGGCACCAGTTATATGATTGATATGTGCTGTGCTGTCCGTGAACACAAATGTCGCCGCCGAAACCAAAGCAGCACTCTGTGTAAGGTATACAGCAAGGGTGACAGAAGGAATAGAAACAATGAGTATCTCCGTAGTTTCCGCCTTTGGCACAAAAGTTACTTAGACTAAATCCATTTACATAACTGTCATTACCGGCGCAGCCGATACAGGTTGGTGATGTTGGAGTAGTTCCGCCTGCGCAAATAGTGTATGTACATCCGCCAAGGTTGGCGCTGCACACAGTTTTAACTACATATGCACCTGCGCCGCCTGGGTTGCCAAATTGACAGCAGCAGCCACCTCCACCACCACCACCACTACCCCACATTTCAAATTTAATATATTTGGTATTACTAGGTACGGTGAATAGGCAGCATCTGCCGCCGTTGTTGGGTGTGTCTATGCTGGTATTATAAATCAAAACTTCTGTGGGGTAATTAGTTGCCGCACTAGCAGTAATTGATCCAGTTAATGCTCTTAGAGTTGCCATTTAATTTCGATTCCTTATTTGTAAGTGACCAATACTTGTCCGCCGGCTCCCCAACCACCCCAACAGCATCCGCCACTATACGATATGGCTGTACCACCACCACCACCTGGGAATATGTTTCCGTTGCCCATAATTGCACAGCCCATCCAGAATTCGCCGCAATGTGTTGAGCCTGTTCTTACACCGCCACCGGAGTAGGTTCCTTGTGGTACATATTGCCAAGAGTCAAATCCGCACCATGAAGCGTGAGCTGAACCTGAGAGTCCGCAAAGACTAAAATCAGCACCTTTAGTGCATCCGCAAATTACTGTACCGCAATGATAACAGCTAGATATGGCATAAAAGCAACCGCTTTCGCCTCCATACCCACCGCTGGCGCATTGGTCAATTGGATATGTACTTGCTCCAGAATTAATAACATAGCTAGGAAATCCGTTGGTACCTCGGCATGTTTGAGAGCAGCATCCTGAACCACCTGCACATAATCTATATGAGTCACCTGGTATTACTCTAGTTGTTTTTCTAGAATAGCTACCGGATCCACCACCCATTGAAGGGTGTTGACAGCAACATGCGCCGCCGCCATCGCCACCGCCACCCCATACTTCAAATCGAGCCCAGGTAGTGCCTGCCGGCACAGTCCATAGGCAGCAGAAGCCACCATTGGTCACTGAGTCATAGTTGGTATTTCGAACATACAACTGATTAAATACGCCTGTTACAGGCTGAGTAATAGTCAGTGTATTTGTATCCGGAAATAACGAAGTTAACGTTGACATTTAATTACTCCGCTGATTGTTGTGTTGGGACAAGGTTTGAACCAGGTTCTACTGGGAATGGAACTTTCCAAGGATCTATGCCTGCAAAAATTCTAGGTAAATCTCTTAATTTTTGTCTATATGTTTCCCACTCTGCTTTTTCAGCATCGTCGGTGGATATTACTATCTTTTTATCAGAGGCCAGCAACATGGCATCTCTAGAAGATTTAAGAGTTGCCCAATCCATATGTGCTTTTTTCCACGGGTATGGTTTTATAAATTGACCGGTTGTAGAATTATATTGTATTTCAGTTAATTCGTAGGTATGATCAGGAGGAATAGGATTTGAATGACCATAGGTGCTGCCGTCTGGCAATGTTTCTGTAGTTTGAGCCAAATCACCATAGTTGATTTCGTTGTGAATACAGCTGGCAATTTCTGGAAGTACCGCAGCATCGACCATAACTTTAATTTGATCTGGAGGAGTCGGAACATCTGCACCGTTATCTTTTTCAGTGTAGTGAAATCTACTCATAATTTTGTTAGTAGACATGTCTACAAAGGTCCATAAGTACCTCGGACCTTTGTAGGTCCACTGTGCTGTTCTTTTCAAACTGTTTGTTTGATGAAGGTATGCATCAGCAATATCATATGTAAATGTTTTTACAATTGGTGTATTTTCTGCCATTTTATTTTTTCCTATTATCCGTAATTAACTACTACTAGACCACCAGCACCCCATCCGCCCCAACAGCAGCCGCCGCCGCAGGCTGTCGCGCTGTTTCCAGGTCCACCTGGCCATGCAGGTGGACCAAATGGTGAACATCCAGAGATGGTCAGTGATGTAGAGCAGTGCTCCATACCTAGTAATAGATTTGATTTGTACTTAGTTGGTCCTGACTTGAACTCAAACATATGTTGCCAGCAAAAATTTGATACCTTTGGTTGGCTCATGATCTTTGGCTGGGTGAAATCACTGGTTCCAACATCGCAGCCCATCTTGCACATGCCAAAGCAAATGCCAGTACAGCCGTGGTAGGATCTAAAACACAGTACGCAACCGCCACAACCGCCTGCTGAACAAGCAGCCACAGTGCCGTCGCTTTGACATCTTACCCAACTAGGGAATCCGCATGTTCCGCAACAAGGTTGCGAGCAACAGCCTGAGCCGCCTGCACAGATGCAAAAACTTTGTCCTGCTATGACTGCCATTCTGCGTTTGGAGTATGAACCGCTTTCTGGTCCGTAGTAGTGACCCATGCAGCAACATGCGCCGCCGCCATCACCACCACCGCCCCAAATTTCAAACACAGCCCAACTTATACCTGCAGGCACAGTCCATAGACAGCAGGAGCCACCATTAGTCACACCTGGTGTGTTGGTGTTATAAATTGCCAGTTGGAGTTCTCTGTTGGTCTGTTGCACTGAAGCAGCATCGTTTACCAAAAATTGTCTTAGGTCTGCCATGGAGGTCTCTTATCTTGTAATTAACCAACCGTATGTAGCACCAGTCCACACTAGTGTGACGCAGGCGTTGTTTACGTTGATTGTTAAATCTTCATTCAAGTTTTGAATTTTTGCACTGTTTCTAGCCAATGTGATGTTGCTTGAACCAGCAACACCTGTGGCATCGATCACTTGTATGGTGTCATTTTCAATCAAACCTCCGGTAGCCGGTAAAGTGATTGTGAATCCACCTGTGGTGCAAATGATGCGATCGTTGACCAAAGCACTGTAGCTGGAGCCTACAGTTCGTGTAACGTTTTGCGCAGTACCTGTGGTTGTGATATATCTTCCCATTTTATATTCCTCTTATATGTATTTATGTCGTAGATGTTTCAATGCCAAACACCACTGCACTCACATTGGCTGCGCTTGATCTCACAACAATTTTTTGTCCTGCACCCACAATGATACCTGTGCGTTCTAGAACTCCTCGACCGCCAATTTCTGTGTCGTATTCTAGATACTCACTGTCCGCCGGCGTATCCAAACTAGCTGCGGCAATTCTTACTGCAATCGCAACGTTGGATCTGTTGCAGATGTTTACACTTACCACAGCAAAATATCCGGGTGGAACGGTGTAAACGCTGGTGCCGCTGCCACCTGCTGATAAATTTGCTATTCCCAATCTTCCTGTAGCCATTTAAATTTCTCCGTTATGCATTTAAAAATAAGTTTAGTGCGACAGCATATCCATCAACACCTGCTTTAAAGTTCACTTTACTATTTATGTTGATTTGCACATTAGTAGTAGTTGTGATTTCCTGTCCTGCTATGAAAATAACACCTGCTGTCAAACTGTTGACATTCAGGCTGGATCCACCGCCACCAATTTGACTTGAAATATAGGCTTTAATGGCTCGCTGTGTGGGTATTACTGTGTCCGAATCTGCGGTAAAGAACGGATCAGTTGAAAATTCTTCAATAGTTGCTCCGCCGCCGCCCAGTGCTAATTCACCCAAACTCAATTCGTTCAATCCAGCCAAGTTGAATGCATCTGCGTTCAATGTGGCAGTTCCCGTACTTTGCTCAATACTGAATAATCCGCCAACTCGGAAATTACCGTCCTGGTCAGTTGATGTGTAGAACACACGACCGCCGTTGGATTCCACAGTTTCGTTGCCGGGAATTGGATCATAAGCTGGCAAGTTTGGATAATTGGTATCCACTTGATTGCCTGTGCCAATGTCCAAGAAGTCATGTCCGGTTAATCGCACTTGACTGTATCTGCGTCGCATGCTGACTGCTGTATCATGCTCTGGAGATTCTAAACTGCCAAAGTTGGGGCTGACCTGTATCTGTGCAGAGTATGGTCCTACTCCCACTAGATTTCGCACAGTGACCACTCGATAGAACACATCATCAATGCCCACAATTTGTAGATTTTCTCCACCTTTTGGCAGGTCTGAAAGATTTTTCATTTCAATAAATGCACCCACTTGGTAGTTGTCTGCAAAACCATCTCCTACCACTGTGGCTGAGGCTGCTGTGTAAGCACTGCCTCGGCTGGTGTAGTTGGGCTGTGCCAACACACTAGATCCCAATCTTACTTGATGAGTAGCATCGGCTCCGGTGTTGTTGGGATCAGTAATGGTCATAGTTGGCGCACTGGAGTAGTTTGAACCAGGTTCGTAGATCCAAATTTCTCGTAAAATTCCTTCGGCTACGAATCCAGCTCGACCTCGAGCCTGTGCTCCTGCGTAGATGTTGAGTGCTCTGCGCCCTGAACTGAATGCCACAAAGCCAGCATTGCCTGCGGGGCCGCCGTAGGCCACAGCAGAATACAACTTGCCCACTGTGCCTGCCATGGTGCCTGAGCCAGATGACACTGTTAACACACTGCCACCTTGACTAGTAGAGATATTAAATCTTGTTGCGTCAACAATTGTTTTAACAAAATATCTCACACTCAACGATACGCCACCTATGGCTCCTGAGCTGAAGTTTAAGATATCATTAACTGATAGATCAGCAGTACTTGACACTGTTAGATAGTTGGTGTTGGCCTGATAGAATTGAGTTCTGACTGCGGTACTGCCGGTGGCAACAACCACTGTGTTATAATCTCCAGCACTTGCACCGGCTATCCAGTTGGCTGTGGTAGTCATGGTAATTTCTGTCCATGTAATTCCATCTTCAGATACAGCTGATCTGTTGCTGTTATAGGCCGTTGTAACAAACACACTGCCGTTATATGTTACGTTGGTCCAGCGAGCTGCTGCACCTGGTAATGTTGCCGCAGACCATGTAGTGCCGTTGGTGCTGTAGGCCGCAGATGTTGTGGTAGTCCCTGAATTTCCAGCCACTGCCACAAATCTGCTGTTGCCAAATGTCACTGAACTCCAACGTGTTGATGTTGGTAGTGTTCTTGCAGTGAAAGTTGCACCGTTATCTGTAGAGCTTGCGGCTGCTGTTGAATTGGCTGTGCTGCCACTAACTGCCACAAAGTAGTTGGTGCCCCCGATATTTCCATAGGCAATTGCAGTCCACTCGTCTGTACTAGGCAATGTGCCTGCACTCCATGCAGTACCGTTTGTAGAATACTGTGTCACTGATGAACTGTCACCAACTATCACAAATGTACCATTGCCATAAGCAATAGCCTTCCAATTGCGTGTAACAGTTAATACATTACTCTGGAATGTGAATGTGATGCCGTCACTTGAAGTGGCCACATCATTGGCTCCTAAATACGGTACCACCCATACACCGCCACCATAAGCAACACCCCCTGCTTCGTCTGAGCCTGTTGGAATTGTTCCAGCAAGCCAAGTTGTGCCACCGTTGGTTGAATATGCCGTACCTATTGCGAGACTTGACACTGCAACATATTTGCCGCCACCGTATCCTACAGCGTTCCAGTTTGCAGAAGAAGATAGTGTTCCTGTGGCCCATGCTGTTGAATCATCTTCAGCTGTGGCAGTCACTGACAATGTGGTCACTGTGCTACTTCTGGTGGTCCAGGACACCCCATCTTCAGAACTGGCAGCAGTTTCCCCATGGCTCAGTGCAACAAACACTCCGCTGCCATAGGTAATTTTTCTCCAATCCTGATTGCTGGGCAAAGTGGCTGTGAACCAAGTGGCTCCATTGAAACTGTAAGCAGCTCCCGGAGCACTGTCTGCAATTGCCACAAATCTGCCATTGCCAAATGTAACATCTTGCCAATTTGATTCGGTACTGCCGTCCACGTTGGCCGGCAATGTGGCTGTGGTCCACGTGACTCCGTCTGTAGAGTACGCTGCTGCATTACTGAAATTGCCTTCAACTACAACAAATCTATTATTGCCGAATGTGATAGCAGTGGCTCCTGTGGCAAAGCTGCCCACGCTCCATGTGACTCCACCATCAGAGGAAACTGCGCGAGTACTGGTGCTAGAATCACTTTGACTTACTGCAACAAATTTGTTGTTGCCATAGGCAATGTCAATCCAATCGCCGCCTTCTCCCAGCGAACTGCTGGTCCAGTTTACACCGTCCGGTGAGTAGGCCGCAGTTGATCCGCCTTGTGCCAATGCCACATATCTGCCAATATTGGACACGTTGCCATAGGCCACGCTGACCCAATCAGCCACTGCTGGCATTGACACAGCGGACCATGTGATACCGTTGGTAGAATATTCTGCAGTGGCAGTACCTGATGCTAATGCTACAAATGCATTGCTGATTGCTGCGCCGGACACGGACACAGACAGTATGTTGCCGCTGCCGTCATCATCGGCTACAACTACTGTGAGTGTGATGTTGTTGGCTGGGGCCGCGCCGCCAACTGCGGTGCCCAATATGGTCAGTGTGTTGCCTGCCACATAGGCAAATCCCGGATTGTTGATCACTGCGGTGTATACACCGTTGACTCTAACAATGTCAAACGTGGCGCTGGATCCTGCTCCGCCAGTAGCAGCCAATGCGGTGTAGCTGCCATAGCCATTGCCATACACTGCATCAGTATAGGCTCTGGCAGTCAACGAACGTACAGTTTTACTATAGCCGGGGCTTGTAAAAGCAATACGCGGTGTAATTTCATAATTTGTGGTCAAATCCAATGACGCTGCAATAGCAGTGCCTGAAATCACATGGTTCCAACCTGCGGTACCTGTGCTGTCTTTGTACACTGTGGCAACCTTGCTGCCGTTGTTGTAGGTATTGATATAACCATACTGTCCAGCACCTGTGCCAGATATGATAAAAATGTGCATGCCTGCATAGGCGCCATTTAATGCATTGTCTGCAGCTGCCAATGTGATTTGAGTGGTGTTACCTGCCTGAGCCACGTTGCTGGCAGTGACATAATTGACTCCGCCAGGACCAGTGCTGTCGCCCGGATCAGTCAATCTCACACTGTGTACTCCAAGATTTCTTGTTTCAATGCTGCTGATTGTAGCACCGCTGCCCGCACCCGAAATGGTGTAGGTGGCCGTATTATAATTTTGTCCGGCATTCAAATAGCCAATGGCCAACAATTGACTGCCATCAGTGATGATGTTGCGTATGCTGGCTTCGTTGCCTTGGTTGTTGATTTGTGCGGTCAGTGGAGTTTCTGTAATGTCCACACCTTCTGACACAGAACCAAATTTACCATAGGAATTGTTGCCGTTGGTAGCACGAATTTTTCCACCGTTTTCAGCCAGATAAGCAATGTGAGCGTAGTATGAAAACACTGAAACCAATTCTGCTCTGCCCAAATTAGTAATCCATGCGCCAATGCCATCACTCAATACCTGTGTGAAGTCATTGGAAACAATTGAATCATTGCCTCCTGAGTGCAAACTGCCATCGATTTTTTGTCCTACACATGCTGTACCAAACGTAGTGATGTTTTGTACGTATGTGGATTTGTTAGTGACCCATACTCTGGTGTCGTTGGGGCCCCATCCTGGATCAAGAGATACATAAGAACCAGCTAGGGGACGCTGTGTGCCAAACTCATTGGCCACAGTGAGTCCGTCTGCATCGCCGGCACCTGCGGTATTACCGTCTGATGTGCCATCTAGTCCGGTTATTGTGGCGTTTCGCAAACCACCGCCGTTGCGCACATAGAACATGTCTTCAAGTTTTGAACCTGTGTATGCATTGCGATAATACCTGGCAGCCAACACTGAGCGATAGTTGCCGGTGTAGATCAAATCATATGTAATGGCATCAATGTAGTTGCGCACATCGTTGTTGCAGCTGGCATTGCCGTAGAACCAATTCACAGTCATTGAGCCAGTGCCTGCTGATAAATCAACCGCTGTGCCTCCCAAACTAGTGCTTATTCTAAATGTTGTGGCTGTGAGTCCTGCAGCTATGATGTAGTAAGTGGTGTTCACGGCCACCCCTCCGAACACAGTGCCAGTAAATCTCACTGTGTCGCCAGCTGTCATCCATGTTTGCGAACCACAAGTGAAAGTGTCTGTACCAGCGTTTACTGCGCTGACTGTGGCTTGGAATGTGGCAGCTATATAAGCATCTGCTTCTGCAACCAAAAATGCCTTGTTGAGTTCTAATATTCTTGCGCCATTGATCACTGACAGATCAGTTGTGGGACTGTTGGTACCCACTGTGATAGGTTTGGTACCAGTATCCACGTAATTAATCAAATAAGTCCACAGTTGATCTGCCGCAGTGGCAGCGCCAGTGGCCGCTATCAATCTGGACTTATGTCCAATAAAGTCAATGATACCTAGAGTCGCTGCTAGTTGATTGGCCACTACCAATAGTGCTGAACTAGTTCCTCTTCTGTAGGCCATTCCTGCTTTGATAGAGGCAAAATTTGAACCAAACATCAAGTCGTAGCCTAATGCGTCTACAATATAGCCTACATCTCTAGAACAGGTAGTTTCATTAAAGTTTAGTGTTGGAAACTCACGTTTGATATAGGTCACAGAATCTGTTTGAATGGTGCTTCTAAATGTGTTCAATGCGGTTCTTGCAGTAACCAATGCAGTCGATACCCAAGAAGTTGCAGGGGATATCAGCGTTGGTAGTACTCCGTCAGCGGTAATAGTGTTGATAATTTCTTGTACACGCTCTTCGGCAAAATTCTTTGAGCTAGTGTTACCAGCAGTGCCACTAACATCTTGTGTTAGAGCGTTGCCTGCTGATACAGAAACTGCGGTTTCGACTATCACTTGACCTACAACTATTTTTAATCTTGCAAATGCGGCCAGTGTTGCTGCTTTTTCTCCGCTGCCAAATGTTGCTTCACCGTAGCTATAATATGCGTCCGCTGCAATTCTTGTTTGTGTATTGCCACCGTAGGTGATATCATATCGAGCAGCATCTAAAATATATCCCACATCACGGGCACATGCCGCAGCATCATAGGTAAATGATGTTGTGAACGGTGCAATATTTCCTGCTACTTGGACAGCGATCCATGCAGTGATTTCTGCTTTGATAAACGCCGTGTTTACATTAATTTGTGCTTTAGCATTATCATATGTAGATGTTGCACCAGTAACGTTACCAGTTGAAGCGTAGGCAGTATTGGTTAAACTTGTTCCCCAGTTAGTAGGAGTGCCAAATGTAAATGCATCTACTGCGCCAAGCCCATTAGAAATAATATCTTTAATTTCAATGATGTTTGCTGCGATACTGGCCACAGCTGTGGCACTGCCCACACTGCCGGCCAATTGGCCAGTGGTGTTTTGCACTTCAGTGTTGCCTGCAGTCACTGTGACTGCGACGTTTTGTATCACGTCAGAAGTTATGGCCTGAAGTCTCTGCAGAGTCTGTACAGATTTGGCTTTGTCATTGTTGCCGGTGATTTTTCCGGCTGGACTCATCCTTGTTGATCTCAGTTCGTCTCCCACCACTGCTGTGTTGGCCGGTACTAGGATTGGCAACACTTCATAATACTGTCCAGTTTTGACATTGATAGTGAAACCAGGAGTTTCTACATTGGGCAAACTGGCCAAGCTGTTGGTTGTCAGTGCGTTGGTCAGTATCACAGCCAGACTGGTGATATTGGCCAAACTGCCTGTTTCTGCTGTGACGTTGAAATCTATAATTTGTTTGATTCTGCTGCCGGCACCAATACCGTTCAGCGTTTGATAATTTGCTGCTGGTGCAAGATTACTTAGAATTTTGTCTATAAGTGAGACAGCATAATTAATAGATGCTACCAACTGCTCTTCTTCGTCGCCTATAAATGCTTCAATAACCCCAAGGGCTGTAAAGTATGATCGAGTGGCAGCAATTGTTTTGCTATTGCCGGTGTGTGTTAGATCATAGATAAATGCGTCTACAATTAGACCAATATCACGTTCGCACAGTGCCTGGCTGTCATTAACAAACCCGGCAAAGGGAGCAATACTGTTGGCAATCTGATAAACAACCCACTCAGTAATTTCTTTTTGTATAAACGTTCTATTTTGATTTAGCAGATACTTGGCATCGGCAAAGTACAGGCCTTGTTCAATTTGCTCTGTTGCGTAGCGTACAGATGCATATGGGCGATCAATACTGGTACCGTATAATGGATAGGGTTGATCTTCTCCGTGTGTGCCCACATAAACAACTTTGCTGATTTCGCCCCAGAATTTCCAAGCAGGTAGGCCATTTTCTACAGCCAGTACTGCACCCTCTGGGCCCAAAGGCAATCTTGCAGGACCAGCTGGTCCATAATATACCAAATCGCCCACTGTGGTTAACACACTGTCTTCTAGTCCGCTGGTAATCAAGTTCCAATATATGCCTGTGGTGTCTTTTTCAGGACTGTTTGTTGTAGGAGTTAGTGTACTGTCGTCATCGTCGGAAGTGTGAGCCAGCACACAGACAAAACTGCTGCTGTTGAATTTTACAATGTCGCCCAGCAAATAGCTGGTGGAATTGGTCCATTCATTTCTCCAACGCAGGCCACTGTTGAGTCTAGACCAATAGGTTGTGGCAGTATCGGGACTTTGGTTGGTGCCGCTGAGAATAGAGGTATAGGTATAACCGCCGTGTCTGATCACTTGACCTGGCAGATATAGTGTTACTGAACTCCAATCTCCTTCAAATTTGAAACTGGTTGCAAATAGATCCCAGTTGCTGATATCAGTTGGCAACACATTGGAATTGACTGTGGTACTGATGTAAGAAAATCCACCGTAGCGCACAATGTCGCCATGCTGGTAAACTGTGCCTGGTGTGTACACACCTTCAAATTCAACACCTTCCACAAACTGTTCAAAATATCCTGTGTTAAAATTGGTACTGCTGGTGTGATGGGTGTTGCAACGCCACACTCCTCCACCATATTTTACCAAATCATTTACTTTGTATCTTGTGGGTTGTGTCCAAACACCTTTGTAATCAACACCTTGATGGAAATAATCCCATTTAGATTGATCATTTTCCAGTCCTAGAGCTGCGGTGGCTGCACTGGTGTGTCCTTGATTACACACATAAGATTGTCCGCCGTACTTGACCACGTCATTGATCTTGTAGCGTAATCCTATGCTCCAATCACCATTCCATGCAAAGCCTTCGCTGAGTAGATCCCACTTGTCTAGATCATCTTCCAGTCCCAACGCCTCAGTAGCTGCAGACTGATGCGGCTGATTACACACATAGTTGGTTGCGCCATATTTGACAATGTCATTTTTTCTATAATATATTCCCAAGCTCCAGTCACTGCGCCATTCAAATCCTTCTGCAAATAGTTCCCATTTAGATAACGAACTGTCATTGACATCTAAATCCGCTTCTAGACCACTGCCAACAGTGGCCGATGTGTGACCGTTGGTACAGATATATACAAATCCACCGTATTTGACAAGGTCATTTTCTTTGTAGAGATTCAGTGCTTGCCATTCGCCTTTCCATTCTTGGCCGTCGGTAAATTGATTCCACTTGCTGGGAATCACATCAAGGTCAGTGTAAAAATCTGCGGCAGCAGTGTGTCCTACCACGCATAGAAACGTTTTGCCACCATAGTTTATGATGTCGTCTTTGTAGTAGGTTGTACCAACAACCCAATCACTCTTCCATACAAATCTTATTCTACCAAGTTTAAATTCAGCCATTTTAGCTCCACTCTGTTATTAATATTTATGCGTTCTAAATCTTTTATAATTCTCCGCGACCTGCGAGGAAGTATGTGTTTGTAAACAAATCACCTTCAAATGGTTGTTTGAAGTTGACTTTGACCGGGATATTTATTTCCACTCCTGTGGTTGTGCCAATAGCACTAGGGCCCACACTGACCACACCAGCTACCAGCGATGCAGTAAATGCTTCTGAACCGCCGCCAGACACTCGTTTGGACAAATAGGCTTTGATAGCTCGTTGTGTGGGAATGATGTTGTTGCTGTCTGCGGTAAACAGCGTGTCTGTGGAAAATTCTCTAATTACCACGCCACTGCCGCCTACTGATACTCCACCGATTGTGAGTTCTTCTAATCCTTCCAACACAAAAAAGTCTGCACTAATGGTCACAGTACCAGTACTTTGTTCCACTGCAAATAATTCACCAACTCGGAAATTACCGTCTTGGTCAGTTGAGGTATAAAAACATCGGCCGCCATCTGCTTCTTTGATTTCATCTTGAGGCGCCACAATGGTTCCTACTGGAAACAGTGTGTCGGGATAATTGGTCTGTATAAAGTTGCCCAATCCCACGTCTAAGAAATCATGTCCAGTCAATCGAACCTGACTGTACAACTGTCTAATTGTGAGTGTTTCGCCTTGCTCAGGTGATTCGCTGCGATTTAGAATTTTAGCAATGGTGATCTGTGCTGTATAGTCGCCTACAGTGCCGCCCAACACAGTGGTATTCAGCACTTTGTAGGTATAATCATCAATGCTGCTGATATTCAAGTTGTCGCCTGGGCTAGGAATACGAGTGAGATTTTCTACCACTAGGAATCTGCCCAATTGAAACTGATCTTTGTATCCATCGCCGGTCACTGTCACTGTGGTAGTGGTTGTGCTGTATCCTATGCCCGGAGTATTAAAACTGGCTGGTCCTAACACTCCATTGCCTATACGTACATTCACAGTGGCTTCAGAACTGTTGTTGGGATCAGTGATCAACATCACTGGTGCTGAAGTGTAGCCAGAACCTGGCTCCCAAATTGCAATAGCTAGAATTCTGCCGCTGCCCAAACTGACTCGAGCCTGTGGTGTGGTTCCTGTGCTGATCAAATCAGCTGCCGTGCTGTTTGATAACCCAGTCACAGCTACAAATTTTCCAATGCCGCCTCCAGCAATATCGCGCCAACTGAGCACGCCGCTGAGCGTTTGGTAACGCCAATTGGCACCGTCAATACTCAATGCTACTTTGTTGTGACTTTCGGCCACGGCTGCGAATGTTCCTTGAAAATACTTGATTGATTGCCAATTTTGTTGATCCAGAGCAGCTGCCGTCCATGTGATGCCATCAAAACTCACAAAAGCACTGTTAGCCAATGCATAACCACCCTCAATTGCTACAAATCTATCATTGCCGTAGGCAATGGATTTGCAGCCGCCTACAAATGATCCCAATGTCCATGCAGTGCCGTTGGTGCTGTAGGCAGTTTGAGCTACGGAAGAATCTGATTGGCTAACTGCAACAAATTTACCTTTGCCGTAGGCAATGTCTATCCAATCGGCTCCCTCAGGCAATACACTCGGAGTCCAGGTAATTGTATCTGTGCTGGTCACAATGTTGACCCCTGCGGAAATGGCCACCCATGTTCCGCCACCATAGACTACTGAATTGTAAGGGTTTACTGTTGCAGTGATGCTGTTCCACACAATGCCATCATTGCTACTGGCCATAGCTCCATTGGAAGCCACAGCTACAAATATACCATTGCCATAGGCCACTTTGATCCAAGGATTTGTTCCTGGAAGCAAAGTGGAAGACCATGTGGTACCGTTACTGCTGTATCCTGCAGCATTAGATCCCGATGGAGATGTGCCGTTGGACACTGCCACCCACAGACCGTCACCGTAGGTGATACTGACCCAATCTTGTGCCGAAGGCAACACCACTGGCACAACAGCGTATCCTGGTGAACTAAAAGTGATTCTTGCTTCAATAGCATAGGCTGTGGTGGTATCTAACACTGCCTCTGTTACAGTGCCCGGGCGGAAATTGTTCCATCCCAAGTGATGCATGATCATGGCACCCACACCGTTGATCAACAGCACTGTCACACCAGCTGGTGTAAGAGACACAGTAATCTGTGTGGCGTTGACAATGGTTCTAACATAGTACAGTTGATACTGTTGTAAATTTCCTGCAAATGTACCTGAGAATATAATAGGATCGTTAACGTTAAGATATTCTGTTGTGCCAACAGTGACTCTGTTGCCAGTGGAAGAGGTGGCTATTACCGGTTGTTGTGGTTTGAACTCACTGGCAATCCAAGCTGTTTTGCTGACGTCATCAAATTCTGCAATATATCCATATTGTCCTGCACCAGTGCCGCTGTCAATGATCAATCTTAGTGACCTATAGGCACTGGCTTCACCGTCGTCTGATGCCGCAATCAATATGGTCTCAGCAGTGCCTGACTGTGCGGTGTTTCTAGCTGTGGTATAGCCGCCTCCGCCTGATCCACTGGAATCTCCAGGATCTGTAATACGCACTTCATACACAGCACCATCTCTAAATTCATCTATAGTGGCTGCGCCGTTCAATCCAGCGCCGGCAACAGTGAGTGTGGCAGTGGTGTATTCGTTGCCCGCATGGCTGTAAAACAACTTGCGTACTTCACCGCTGGCAGCAAATGCCGTTGACACTGTGGCGTCATAATAGCGATTCAATACTGTGGCTGTGATAGGTATTTCGTCAGCATCAAATCCTTCGGCCACAGCTCCAAATGTTCCGTAAGAACAGTTGCCGTTGGTAGCACGGATTTTCCCTCCATTGGTTGACAAATAACCAATGTGATTGTAATAGGTAAACACCGACACCGCTTCAGTCTTGCCTGTGCCGTTGATCCAAAGTCCAATGCCATCACTCAAAATCTGTGTGAAATCGTTGCTGACAATGGTTTGATTTCCGCCGTCGTGTAAATCGCCGTCAATTTTCAACCCCACACAGGCAGTGCCAAAAGTAGTGACGTTTTGAATATACGGTGATTTGGATCCTACCCAAGCTGTGCTGTCTGTGGGACCATATCCGGGATCAAGGCTGGCATAGGCGCCTGCAGTTGGACGTCGAGTTAAATTTGTGTTTAATGCACCGAGCTCACCTTCAAGACCCATCAGTGTACAGTTGCGAAGGCCGGTGCCGTCATTCATCAAAAACATGTTGGACAGTTTGTTTTCGGTGCCCAGCTTCAAGTGATAGAAATAATTGCCAACCAATGTGCTTTGGTAATTGCCGGGATAGCGTAAATCATAAGCTACTGCTGTGACAATTCTAATTATGTCTGGCACAAATCGTGCTGGCTGTGAGTATGCAGACAATAAAAAATTAATGTATTGCGGAAACTCATTTTCAAAAAATGCTGTGTTGTTGGTCAATTGTGTAGCTGCTGCCAACACACTGACATTGACCGACGCAGTGTTGGTACCGATCAATGCAGACACTGTGCCGGTGGCCAATCTGCTACGAATCTGTGCCAACAATATTCGTGCTGCTGTGACTTGTGTGCTTGTGCCTGCGGTGCCAGAAACACTTTGCGGTTCAGTTCCATACAACGTTGACCCATAGGCTGGGTTGGACACAATGTCTGTGCCAATAGGTTGAGCCTTAATAATAAATTCTATGATGTAATTTAAATAATCTATCACTGATAACAGTGCAGCTATGTCCCCAGCAGGTAGATCTGTGTTGTTGGCCTGCATCACAGTGCCGCGCAATTCATCACCTACCACTGCCACAAATGCTGGCACACGCAATGGCAAAATTTCGTTGTACATGCCATTTTTTACAAACACTGTGGCCGGGCCTGTGATGTTTTCCAGTGCATATCTCACTGTTCTATAGGGTGCATTTTGACTGGTGCCTGTGAATCTAGTGTCCTCACCGTCTAAAGAAACAAAATACACCTTGGCTGTGGAATTGAACGCTTTGTAGTCCACTTCGCCGCTG